CTTGGGATATATATGGGTTATCCAAGTAAGTTGAATGGTGTACGTGGGTATTAGGAGGCTGTATGACGCTTTCATATTTCTTATTTACCCAAGATTGTTTTCTTTTCGGTGGATTGTAAGAGTAAAAGAATTTATAAAAAAGACCATCAGCCAATTCTCCACGAAGAAGGGAGTTGGTGATTGTCTTTACTTCATCTTCAGTTTTAAACTCAGCAAGCTCTTCAATCCAGCCAATTGCGAATGGAAAATGGCTGTCTTTCAAGGATTTAATACGCTCTGGATCTTGTGCACCACGGAAGATAATATAATTTCCTCTTGGGATATAGGTTATCTTCAAAGGGGACTTATTAATCTTAAATAAATGACTAACCCCTTGCTCACTAATCGCCCATTTCAATTGCTCATAGACCGATTGTTCTAAGGTATTATCCGTCTTACGAATACACACGGCATTGACTGGATAGCGCATAATCAGTTGAATGATAGTGTGTCCGAGGTCGCTTGACTTACCAGAACCACGCCCACCCTTTTCAACCACATGTAAGATTTTAGGGTCAAACGCTGCACGCCACATAGAATAAAAAGCCTTTGGGATAAATTCGCTCATTCTACGCTTCATCGCCAACTCCTATATCATCAACAAATTGAACAGCCGAAGACATCTCGATTTCTTTTCTCTCTAAATAAGCCCCGTTCACTCTGAATATGTGGTCTAGAGACCGCTGTCTTTCTTCAATCGTTGGAGTAAATTCATAAGTCGTTTCCGACACCTTTACACCTTCTTCATTCTTTACAGTTTTTTTAGAATATCCTTGTTGAGTTTCCCCTCTAGCAATACTAGCAGAGATTGCCAAGGCTTCTGCGATTGACATCGAACGTTCGTCAAAAAGTTCTTCAGTACGTTTTTTAATGTATTCAGAAATCTCAACATTTTTCAACAATCTTTGCCCTATGCTATATGCCGTTTTCTCTGAGTAACCCACCTTAATAGCGGATTGTGTTGCGTTTCTGCTGATGATGTACTCATCTGCGAATCGTCTTTGTCTTTCATTCAATTTTCCATCACCACCTTTCGACAAAATAAAAAGCCACACGATGTGTGACCTTTTCAAGACCTCTCATAAGAACAGCAGGACTTGAACCTGCAACCAATAGGGTGAAAACCTACCACTCTACCGCTTGAGCTATGTCCTTACCACAAGTCGACTACTACCTTGCGTGTTAATTAGAAATAAATTTTCTGATTTATTTTTTTTTGTAGTCATTAATAACCTCTGAGGGAATCAAACCCTCTAGCTTATAACTTACCTAGGATATAAGTAGCTACGCATCCATGCGAGGTTCGGTCGCTTCTGCAACCATTTTTTAAGTTAATGAGTGATATATGAATGCTAAGCCTACCGCCTACCCCATTCTGGGACACAAACACTCAAACGGCGATGCCCGGAATCGAACCAAGGGAAACATAGGAGAGAAACCACTTGCCTGTCACCGCCAAAACGAGACCGAAGCCTCGGAAAAATA